TACTGGTACTGGAATTGATGAAACATTAGCGATTGTAAGTAAAACACAAAATACATTTACTGTTACAGCTACTAATTCTTTAACAACTTCAGGTAATGTAACTTATCATAATTCCACAGCATTTAATGATACTCGTTGGAGATTTGTAAGAGTTAAATTAAGAACTCTTCCTACAGAAGTAGCTTTTTTAGCTGGTGAAAGAATGGCTGATCGGATTATAGAAAAAGATCCTGGAATCTCTTCTACATATACAAGATCTGGTTCAGAAGTTACTGTAACTTGTAGTTCAGTTCATGGTTTATCTACAGGTAATAAAGTATTTCTTGATGTAAGTACAGGTAATGTTCCCTCTGGTAGATACACAATAGAAGTTACATCAACCACACAATTTAAAGTCACCACAATAACAAGTGGATCTACATCTGGAAATCTTACTTTAAGTAGATTATTAAGAGGATTTAGATATGACGATTATGTTGGATATACAGTAACTGGATCTGATGCTAATACTAATGAAATAATATTTCAAAAGAAAGACAGTTATGGAGCAAGAACTATAGATACAGTGGCTAAAACAACTGTGCCTGCTCATAGAGGTTTTGCAGTAGGTAGATTTTTAACTACAGAATTAAGATGGAATTGTTCATGTCAAGATTTTTCGAGAAGAGATAGTTATGATTTATTTAAAAGATCAAATAGTTCTAGATTTCCAGTAACTTCTATAAGAGATACAAAACCCGGAAATGTATTACAACCAGATGGAACTCTTAGTGATGAAAGAGATATTCCAGGTACCTTTAGAGATTTAGGGTATGTCACTATTAACAATTTTTATGAGCTACCAGAATATGAAGATGAGCAAGAAAATTCTTTTCAAAATTTACAATATTATCAACTTCGTTGGTGTAAACATATTTACGCAGCAATGTGGTCATTAGTTCATGATGAAGGTAATGAGCCACTTAAATTAGCAGCCAAATATTCTCAATCTGGAGTTAATATTACGGTTGATTTTGAAAACCATAATTTAAATAAAAATGATAAAATTCAATTAAATTTTACAAGTGGAAATGCAATCTCAGGAGAATACACAATAAGTGATGTTCCAAATCCAAATAGTTTTGTAGTTGTATATCCGTTTAATGAAACAACAAGTGGTTATGTAACAGTAGAAAATTTAAAAAAACATGAATATGTTGGAGCATGGTTATTAGAACCTAATGACAAACCTATAGGTCAAGGTCTTGAAGCATGGGAAAGAAATTGGAAAAAAGAACAAGAAAAACTTAGAGAATCTGCAGAGATATTTGCTTTATATAATCGATCTACAAAATGGGAAGGTAATAAAGAAATTATTGGTAATTTTAACAATAAACAAAACGTAGCTAATTTTGATCCCTCTGTTGTAGCAATGACATTGACTGATAGTTTAAAACGAGATGCACAAGGTGGTCTTGATAGATCTGGTCAATCTCTAAACACTACAAATAGAATGATTGCAATGGTAAATAAATTATTTAATAAATCTCCTACTGTTTTAGATGATATTAAATTTGGAATTATAAATAAACCTTTAATTGAATTTACTGATATTTTTGAATCTGGTTTGATTAATGCAGGCGATTATATAAATGGAGAACTAGTAGATTCTGCTGTAAATACTAGTAATCTTGATGCCAGTACTTATAACCCAGATACTGATCAGGATACAGTAGTAGATGCAGGATTATACATAAACATAGAGTAAATTATGGCAGTACAAATTCAAACAAGAAGATCTAGCACACTTAATGACAGACCATTTCCAACAAGATTAGGAGAAGGAGAATTAGCTTTAAATAATCACAGTACAAGTCCCGGTTTATTTTTTGCTGATAATGTAGCTTCTCCAAGCACTGGATTAATAAAAGTAGGTCCTGTTCATGTTGGGTCTACGGCACCTAATAGTTCCGCCGCTGGCTTTACATCATCAAGTAAAGGTGAGACTTGGTTAGATACAACGAGCACTGAAATATTTAAAATTTTCGATGGATCTTCATTTCAAACTATTAAAGCAGTAGTATCTATTTCTGCAGGGCAACCAGCGAATCCTATAAATGGACAATTGCATTATGATACATCCGCCAGTCAATTAATTATGTATAGTTCCGCTTCTTCTGCTTGGATAAATGTTTAGTTAGTGTGATTTAAAAGATGATCTAAAATTCTATCTAATTTAGTATGAACTGCTTGCATTTCTCTTAAAAAATCTTCTTTTAAAACATAATCATGAATAACAGTATTTTTTAAATCATCAACTTCTCTTTGTATTCTATCAAATTTTCTATCTATTTTTTTGTTGAAATTACCTAAAGCTCTACTGATACCAGCAAAGGCACCAATACTACCAGATATTATTGCAGCAATTACTTGAGGTTCCATACTTTTATTATAATGGTAGGCACAGTTTAAAATAGATATTAATAGAGGTAAACTATGTCTACTGCTTACGAACCTAATATACAAGGAGCTATTGCAGTCTTACGAGACTTGATGATAGCAAATAGTTTTACGATGACTCGTGAACCATATGAACCTAATTACAGAGGTTTGGTTGATGCTGTTATTGATTTAAAAGAAGGATTCCCAACTTTTGCCCCATTACAGGTTGGATTTGATGCCACTGCATTTGAAAATGTAAGTGAAGGAGATGCTTTATATATGAGAACAAGTGATGGTCAAGTTGGTAAAGCTAGTGCGTCAAATGGTTTACAAGAAAATGCTCAAGTTGTTGGTTTTGCTAATGCAGATGCTTCTGCAAATGCCACAGTAAAAGTTATTGTTATTGGACTAAAAACAATGTCTGGTTTAGATGCAGGTGACTTATATTTTCTTTCACCATCAACTGCAGGAGCTATAACCTTAACACCACCTTCTTCTTCTGGACAAGCTGTAGTAAGAGTAGGAGAAGCATCTACTGCAACACAGTTTGCAATTCGAATTGAACCACCTATTAAATTAAGCTAATGGCTAGTGTAGAAGCTCTCGCACCATATCAACCTAATGCACAAGGTCTAACTGAGGCTTTAATTGACTTAAAATCTACAATGCCTAGTCAGACAGTATTTAAAGTTACTGGGTATGAAACTACATGTTTTGAAAATGTCACTCAGGGTGATGCAGTTTATTCAAGGGCAAGTGATGGACAGGTTGGTAAAGCCATTGCCAATGATACTTTTGATAAAGCCTTAGTTGCTGGAGTTGTAGAAACAACAAAATCTGCTGGTCAGAGTGTAAGAGTAATTGTTGCTGGTATAGTTTCAACTTCTGGTTTAAATGCAGGTGATCAATATTTTTTATCAGCAGCCTCTGCAGGAGCAATAGTTGAAACACCTCCATCTACTACTGGTCAGTATGTAACTAGAGTAGGTGAAGCTGGTAGCACTGGTCAATTTATAGTGAATGCGGAGCGACCAATCCTTTTAAGCTGACGGTTTACTAGACGTAAAATAAATATAACTAGCAATTCAATAATTTTGAATTGTATCGGAATATAAAATGGCAACGAGAAAGGCACTTGTTTTAGTTTCAGGTCTATTTCAGGAGTTAAATTCTTCTTCTGATAAATTAGATTTTGCTGGAAATAGTACAACTGATTTAAGTGAGGGTTCAAATCAATATTTTACAAATGCAAGAGCTAGAGGTGCTGTATCAGTAACTGATTCTGGTGGAGATGGAAGTCTTGCTTACAATAGTTCTACTGGAGTTATTACATATACAGGACCATCGGCTTCTGAAGCTAGAGCACATTTTAGTGTTGCTTCTGGATCTGGTTTAAGTTACAACTCTGGAACTGGAGAGTTTGGAACTAGCTCTATACCTAATGCTCAGTTAGCCAATTCAGCTGTAACAATTGGAAGCACAAGTGTTTCTTTAGGTGCTACTCAAGGAACTTTTACAGGATTAACTTCATTAACTTCTACAACTCTTATAGGAACAACTTTAGTTTCTGGAGCAGTAGATGCAGCTAATGCTATATCAATTGCAAGTGGAAATATTACCGTTTGAAGGTTCGTCAGCTGATGCAAACGAGACTATATTGACGGCTGCTAATGCCACAGGGTCAGATAAGACACTTACATTACCAAATGAAACAGGGACAA